ACTTTTCCATTAACCATTCCTTTGCTGATTGGATCATTTGCGTCTCCTCTTCTGTTTTATGCCAGCTTCGTTAAGCGCGATAGCTATGGCTTGCTTTCTATTCTTAACCTTTTTCTTAGATTTTCCAATATTTAATTTACCTTTTTTAAATTCACGCATTACTTTACTGACTTTCTTTTGTTTTTTGTCAGTTGTTTTACCTAAATTTGATCTAGATATTGCCATTAAAAAGTTTTTTTTATGTTAAAAAATTTAAGATCGTCTGGTGATCTCATGCCTGGTTCCATTACAGCATCGTCCATAATACCCAACTCAAAACTTAATCCAGGCATTATTTCACCACCCACTAAATAATTATATAGTTCTGTGTCGCCTGTTGACATCTGTTCAGCTTCAATAAACCTATCGTCCTCACTTATTCGTAATGTTCTTTTGTTATCGTCCATACCAACTGATACAGGGCCACCTTGATTAAAAGAATAACTAAATCCTGCTGTCGCATTTATATCGCTTAAATCTTTTAAATTAGGATTAACATCGTAACCAAAACTTAAATTAGGTGTAACCTGAAAATCTTGTTGTAATGGATTATATTTACTAACCGTGTCTAAAAAACTTTGTTCCTGCATAGGCTCTGGTGGTGTTTGTAAACTAAGTTGATCCTCTACAAGACCGTAAAGTGCAGGGTTTAAAGTTGTTGTGGTTGTAACCATCTTCGCTTTCTCTTCTTCCTCTTTTTTTAATTGGTCTATGTCCACCTCTTTTTGTGACTTTTGATTGCCACCTCCACCGCCTGGTGGTCCACCAAAACCTCTTCTACCACCCTCAAGTCCACCTCTTTGAGTTTGACCTTGTTGTGATGGTCCGCCTTGAACTAAACCTACACGGCCACCATCTGCTTTAAAATATGGGTCTATAAATCTATCTTTCGCATACGAAAAAGGTAGTTTGAAAACATCTGTGGTAAATTTCATCTCAGGGGTTGACATGAAATCTCCAATGGCTTGTTTAGCTGGATCTACAACATTATAAAAAAGACTATTTCGTATATCCATCATTTTTAACTCATTTTCCATGTCCGCTACAGATTGCTCATACTCACCTATTACCCCATCACCATCTGTGTCTACTGGAACGGAGAGGGGGTCTACTTTAAGTGGGTTGGGATCTTCCATGAAAGAACTAAACATATCCCCAGCGGTATCTTTTATGCTTTCATATTTATCAAGACCTAAATCTGTTAATTGATTTTTTATAAAATTATCAAGATTGGAAATAAGACTAACATCATCTTCTGGTGTGGTAACACTAGGATCACCTATATTTTCGCTAGCGGTGGCCGCTGCAATTGCATCAGCCAAAGCTTGCTCTTGTCTTCTTTTCTCTATTAAACTCAAACCAGGAGTGCCTATAGCATCGGCCATGCTGGCAAGACCAGTTCTGTCTACACCACCTTGCATCAATCTTAAGCCATAGCCAGCATCCATGTTTATTCTCCTGTCACCATAGTTGATTTCATCTGTTTGATGCCGTCTTTTGCAAGAGATACACTAGCTCTCATCTTTGCGTGGTCGTCATTCTGCTCTAGTTTGTCCTCTGCAATCTCTTTTGCTTGCATCATTTTAGCTCGCTCTAGAGCTAATTTACTGTCTGCTTCTTCTTGCCTAGCTTGTTCTTCTCGTGCTTTTAAGTCTAGTTCTCTGTCTTTTAATTTTAATAATGGATCATTTTCTACCTGATTTAGCACTTCTTTTTCTGCTTTAGTGTAATCATCTGTAAACTCTGCAATCAACTGTGCTTTTCTAGCCTCCACTTGCATATTAAAATTAGTTTCTGCTTGAAACAGTTGTTGCATCTGCGGATTTTGCTGCAGTTGTTGTGTTAGTTCAGGATTACCCTCTGCTTGTTGTATTAATGGCTGCACTTGTGCTTTCAAAGCCTGTAATCTTTGCTTTTCTTCCATAAATTCTAAGTCAACTTGCTCTCCTGCCATCAAAAGTATGTGCTCCATGCAGTTTTGTTGCAATATAGCCATAGCTTGTGGGTTATTTCTAATAACCATTGTGCCCATAAACTGTAAATGTGATTTCATGTGCGCTTGGTGGTTCTGTCTCGGGAAAGCTTGTATTTTTTTACCATTTAACGCCATAATGTTCTCTGTCGCTGGGTCCATCGCCTGTGGTTGTGGCGGTGGTGGTAGCAATTGGTCAATATCTTTAACACCAAGTGCCTCATACATATGTCTATAAGCATGATAAATGTTGTGCATCTGTGGATTTGTCATTGCAATCTGCATTTCCGCCTGTGCAATGCTAATTCTTTGCGTTTGTGAGAAGATATTTGGGTCTGCGACCGGCACTATATCTACTTTTGCATCAAAATCTGTTTTAAATATTTGGTTTTGACCACCAACAACGTCGTATGGGTACATATTTGGTAGATAAGTTACAAAATTTTTAGCCAAAAGCTCAAATTCTGACTTCATCGCAGCGTATAAACGCTTGTGAATGGCTGACATAACCCGCGATCCACGCTCCAAGAGCGCAACTGTCGTGCCAACTGCTGCACTTTGGTTGCCATCGCCCACTTGCATATCAGCAATAGCCGCGAAACGTTGACCTGCGGCAACAACTGTGCCCATCAACTGCAATAATGTAGCGTTTGGACCATTGAAAGGCAGTGTCATAAACGCATCTCTAAGATTTCCACCAGGTGCATCAACGTCACGGAACTCGCCCGGCTGCAACGGTTGAGCTTCGTCTCTGACTCTGATGCCTCGCATCTTAAATCCGGCCGGTAAGTTTGACAAGGTGCCGGCGTCTAAGAGCTGTCTTAGTGCGGCTGTGGCAGTTCTTGATAAACCGCCGATCATGTGGATTAGGCCGAACCCGTAAAATCCGAGTCCTGGTAGAAATTTAAAGTGAACGAAATAATCTTGACGTTTTTTAGTCAAATCAGTTTCGTTCCAATTTCGTTTGATAGATAAAACTTCTGCTGTGTCCTCTTTGACTGTGATGATGTATGGAAACTTAATACCAGTTGACTCGTTTGTCTTTGGATCAATGTCCTCGTATCCTGGTATTTCTAAATGCATGTGTGCTTCTAACACAGAACAAACATCATCTGCTTTGCTGTCGACACCACTCATTCTATCTTTTGTTTCTTCAATATCATTTTTGTTGTAGACACCCTCTTCGTCCATTTCAAAATCTTTAAATACTCCTGCTAGCTGATGTTGACGAATATCGTTGGTTGTCATTTTTATTTTGTGAATAATTGTTTCTGTGTCATCTAAACTTGTAGCTGTGAATGGCACATACAAATCTTCTGCAGGTACAAACTTAGAAACACTTCTTGCAAGAATTGAATCGTAATAAACTTTTTTAAATGTAGAACCTGACAGTGGTAGGTTGAATAACATTTGGTCAAACTCTGGCTCGTACTCTTTCATGTTTACCATAAGTTGGTAGTTCATGAACTCTTTGACTCTGTGTGCTTGTGAAACTTTTTCTGATGACTCTAGCCCTATGATCTGTGTTCTAACAGGACCACTTGCTGGCATAAGTTCTTTGTAGGCTTGCGCTTGAAACTGTGTGACTGCTTCTGCAAGAACAGGGTGTGTTGCACCTGATGCGCCTTGAAAGGGTTCTGACCTGTCTTCGTATTTAAAACCAAGCAGGTCTAATCCTTTTTTATAACTTTGCTCCCACTCGTCTCTTGATGATGCACACTCGTCGTATGCCTCTAAAACTTCTGATGCCAACATCGTCAAATCATCTTCGTCTAAAAACTCTGCTAAATTTGCAGTGTGTATCTCAGCGCCTTGCATAGCTCCCGCTTGTGGGTCAAAGTCAACAATCGCTCCACCATCCTGAAGCATTTGTATATCTACACCATCACTTGGGTTTAGATCTTGTGCCTGTAATTCTACCTCCTCTGGTAAAATCTCCTTTGGCATTTTTTCTTCGTTGTTTTTTTCTATGGCCATTACGCTACCTTCCTTTGAAATAATGTGCTAACACCACCGCCTTGTTTGAAACCAAACCTCTGATCATATCCTTCCATCAACAATAGATCAACTATATCGTCACCAACCTCTTCTGGTTTGATACCCATGTTGTATGCAAAGTCTGCACGGATAGTTTCTCTTCGCACAACCATATCCATTTGAGCTCTTGTTAGTTTATTGTACCTTGGATCTTTCTGTATCATGTCTCTAATTTCATCAATGGTCGGTTGATTTCTTGGAGTGGCTGGTGTGCCTGTTACAGGGTCATCTTTAAATCTTCTTTCAAGTTCTGTTTTTGGATCTCTGATTACATTTTCTATTTGTTTTTTGTCTGCAATTTTAT